AAAATCCATGACATGCCTAGTAATTGAATCGGCAGGATTTGGTGTATTAGTAAATAGGTCATCTTCATTTGCTTCGATACCACGAGAACCCCCGCCGCCTTCGCGCTTTGAACCGATAGGTTTGAAATCGTGTCGATGGCTTCCCGCAGTTCCACCCGCATGATTGTGGCTTGGCATTTGTGCAACACTAAGTGTGACAGATTCACTTCCACCACTTGCACCAATGCTGTATGTTGTTCCCGAACCAACAATAAACTTATTGCGAAGATCGGGTGTTCCATTCGTACCATTACACAATGACCAACCTGTTGGAATGGAACTTCCACTCCACATGATAATTCCACCCTTAGGAATTGTTCCAAAGCCCAAAAACTCATTTGGCGGGGTAACAATAACATCACCACCTGTGACAGTTAAAGTTCCTGTAAAGGTGTCATCATCATCATTGCGAAGAACCTTAGCATTCGCACGGAACTGTGTTCTGTCTGCCGCTGTAAGAGTACGAGCCGCACCCGCTGCTACAGTATGGGCAATATCATAACGAATGTAATAATTGTCATGATTATGTCCTGTTAGAATGGTTGCCTGAAAACCCTTCAGTGCACGAATAATCCAATGCATTGTGACATATGGAGGAAGATTATCAAAGGGAGTCGGGATGGCACCTGTTCCACTCAAACCACCCGTTTCATTAGTGGATGATCCAAAAGTAGTGCTGAATTGATCAGTACTGACCAATGTATTCAGTGTATGGGTATGTGGTGGGATGTTTCCTGCGAGAAGTGTGATTTCAGATTCACCACCGACAGAGCCAAGAGGCAATACAGGAGTCACAGATCCCGATGATGTTCCGAATACAGTTCTTCGGCGTAGATCGGGCAGGAAGAAGATCGAACGACCAACGGTGGTTGCAACAACTCTGCCATACACCTTAAGAGAAACTCCTGCATCTACTCCTGTAAATGCAGTTGTTGTAACAGAAATTTGGCGTGTGGTTGTATTGACGGAAGAAACAATTCCATCTGCGCTTCCCGTAGCCCAAACGAACGAAAGTGCATCACCAACAAGAATTCCTCGGGTGTCTCCTTCAATCAGGAAAGTTGTATCATTTACAACTTCTGCAATTCCATAATGTGTATTGCCAATAGTTCCGAAAAGGTCATTCCAAAATTCTTTTGCCTTTACCGAACCATCACAAAGTAGCCATCCATCAGGGATTCCTGCGGTGATACCTGCAAAAGGTTGTACAGCACCAATCGGAGCGGTTGAGCGAAGATATACAAGATCGGTAGGAGTATCGCCAACAACGATGCCTGTATAGTTACAGACATATCCCTTGTTGATGCCTGTGGCGATCAACAGTGCTTTGCGAATTTCTCCTGCTTGAATCTCATATGCACCCGAATCAGGATTATCGATGAAACTTCCACCAACTTCAGGATGTAGGAAATATGCATTTCCCGTTGTCAGTGGATATAGACTTGCAAACCCACCTGTTGCAGACAGTCCCGAAATGAATCCCTTGGTAACAAGACTAAAGCAATTTCCTGTAACACTTTCTACAATTCCAAGTGCCTCTGCATTTGAAACCGTATTTGCCTTTGCAAAAGTGAGTGATCCATCTGTATCAAAGCGAAGAGCATGCCCAACTGCAAATCCGTGATTTGCTTGGCAGAAGGTTTTACGAATTGCATCTGCTCTCAACCAATCTTCATGAATCTTGCCGTCACTCAAAGAAACGGGAATAGACCATGGAGTTGATGTGGTGAGTGCATGAGCACCATCTAACTGATCTGCATTTAGATATTTGATCCAATTTAAAACAGGCACCCCTGGATAAACCGCAGGGCCTGTACTACCTGCATATACAACACCAAAGGTAGCACCCGCAGCACCTGTGGGGCTGTGGCGCATCGTCAACTGATTGGCAACATCATATCGCGAAAATGACCCATTTGATCCGTAGTAAGTATAGGAATTGTTTACAGATGCATCAGGATATCCAATCGATGCAAACTTAGAAGATAGAATATAATTATCTGAACCCGTAACACCAAGATTTGTATTTGCAACAAATGCATTCCATGATTGCATATCAGGAGATCTGAGATTCCACAAGAATGTTTTGTCACCCGAAGCACCCTTGATATCAATACCTGCGGGAGTTAATATTTCATCACCATAGAAAGCGGTAGCGATTGCGGGTGCCCCAGTAATAGTAAGAACTGATGTGATTGCTGAACCCGTAATGACCAACTTTCCACCCAAAACAATATCATCAACACCACCATCAGTGAATAGATGAAGTTGAATTGTTCCTGTTGTTCCTGCACCTGCGGTTCGTCCTCCCCAACTACGAACTACACCAACTGTGGTTGCATTCGCTGCGGAATTTGGAATATTAGTATCATGATAGAATGCGGTCATACCTGAGGTCTGACCGCCATTAAACGAACCTTCTGTTAATCCTACACCCGCGACTACAAATTCAACATATCGATTGTATGCCAATTCAATAATCTTGTCTTCAATACGAAGATCATTTGAATCAATATATGAGGTCTGTGCAGACACATTCAGATTGCCAACAATATTGACATCGCCTTGAATGGTGAAAGATCCATTTCCCGAGCCACCAAAAGTAACAACAGGAGGAAGCATTCGGTGAGCAGGAGTACGCTTAGGCGTTCCTGCCAAACCCTGACGAGTATCACTCACATCACTAAAAATTACATAATCGTTTGTAGCAGGATTTGCAGATGCCCCCGTGCCCAAATCTTCAAGACGAACAGCATCAATAATTATTTTATTGAAGTTATTTGTGAATCCCGCAACACCAATTCCAATACCTGCACCAGGATTTGCAGAAAGAGTTACCACGCCATTGTAGTAACCACCCGAACAACCTGTTTCCTTAAGCAATCCACCCGATGTTGCTCCAACATCAACATCAAAGACATTGATGGCACTTACTGACTCAATCATCTCATTTGTTCTATCGAACCATGTATTAAAGGTGTCGGAAAGAACGAGCGGTTGAATATTGATTAAATCTGATGCGGTACAGGACATGTGTGATTATCGTTTCTCTATGAGTTTCGAAACAAGGGATTTTAGGTCAAACAATTCTTGCTCTAACTTATTTATCCGTTCCTTTTGTGCTAAATGTTCGTGCTTTCTTCTCTCATATGCATGTATCGAATCATGGTCTGTCGAGAGAATTGCACCTGTTTTGGTGTCTCTTACTAGCCGTTCATTCTTTACCTTGATTCGGTTAGGCATCATGTTGCAATCATCCTTAGATTCTTAATACGAGGAACTGCTGCTCCTGTTGAACTTCCAAACATAACTACCTTAATCGAGAATGACTTAAACTTAGTTAGGGTTGTATATCCAATATTTGTAAAAGATATTTCACGGAAATCAGTATCGGATGAGGATATGCCCCCATCGGTTGTGGTCAATTCCACATAATCAATATAGTCATAGTCAACCTCACCAACAGGAATTGGGCGAACAAATACTTTCACGGAAGAGGGACTATCGCTGTTTTTCTTGGGATTGCAGAGCGACATCGATACTGTGATGTTTGATGCCTCTATACCCTCTTCAAGAGTTACCTTCTTACTAATATATCTTGCACTTGCTTTAAATGCCGATGCAACATTACTCGGTTCGAGTTCTCCGTTATATTGTGCATTACCCTGTGTTGTGTTTGTATTGTTATTGATAGTATTTGATATTGCAACAATACTCGACTTTTCTCTGTCGAATACAGGAGAAACATATCCATCACTACTTGCACTCATTGTGACATCTACTGATGCAAGTCCTGCTTCCGAAGTTCCTGATGTCATTGGATGATATCCATCGGAAGGAGTAATGTTCTTGTTCTTGGATATTTGACTATATGTTTCGGGTGAAGTAGTAGCCACAATTGATGAATATGAAATTACAGATCCTTCGGGAACAGTATCAGCAGCATTTAATCTAAATTCATTAATGTTGAATGTACCACTTCCACTAATTGCCTGATTTACAAATCGAATACTTCCACTGCTATTAAATTTACACAGGTTTAAACGGAAAGCCAAAGTTTCATTGTCACTTTTGACCATCTTGCCTGTATTCTGTGCCTTGAAGATTGATCTCATCATTGGCTGCTTTGTAATATTATATTTTGAATTCTCTTCACTTGCGATCAGGACGGTGCTACCAACTGCTCCTGTAAATACCGAATACTCAGAAGAGTTTGTAAGAATACTAATTGCATACTCTTGACCAGGAAGCAGATACACAGGATTACTGAATGAAAAATTGGTTTGAGCCACATTACCTGCCGTGATTAGATCAGCCGTATTGACTTGATCCGAGTATAAAGTTGCAGATGCAAAAGGAAGAACCTTTGATGGATGTGGATAACCTGATATCGTAGGACGAACTTGCACAGTGATTGGAATAGTTGTAAGTGTTTCCTTGCCGCTAAAGTACAGATCAATAGACTTTAAGAAAATTCCCTTTGGATACTTGGTAGGATCAACATAGAAAGTCTGTGCAAGTGGTTCTGTATATCCACGAATTTCACCTGAACTTGTAAGAACTTCAGACAGATTTGAAATAACTCTTGAAGATTTTACTGACTTTCTTCTAGTTTCCGACAGTCGAGTAGACATATGCCCATCTTCTGCGATAGAATTATAGTTTCCTTCAATTGCATATACCGCCTCAGCAGACATTGTCCAATTACTTGGATTCTCGATATCGGTACTGTCAATAATCCGAATGACATGGCGACCCACCGAGAAATTCTGTTCAACAAACGAGGAATTGACTAAATTGAAAGAATACTTTGTGGATACTTCGCCTTTGCTATCTGTAACTTGACTTCCACCCGTGCAGTATGGAGTAACATTCACATCGTCACAGAACACATGGAAAGTGGTGTTTGGCTTCAACCCATTGGCATTGATTGTGATTGTCTTCTGACGGGCAATAGGAAGTACATCCTTTGCAACCGTCTTATTGTTAATAATCTTCTTCAGGCTTTCAGGAGCAATCGAAGCACTTAGATTATTCAACGAAGTTCCCTCAACCTTGGCAGTAAGCAACTTATTGGGATTCAACAAATTGGGACGAGTGTTCTTCGAAGTCTGATTTTCTTTACCAAACCAAATAGATTCCCAATCATTAAATCGTGTACCAAATCCATAACTTGAGTTCTGTTCCCAGTTATCATTCTCGCCATCAACATTCACCAATACCTTAGGCTGCTTTTCAGAATCGTACCAATTGTCGGTCGATGGGCTGATAGAAAGTGTGCCGAGATAATTGATAACATTGAAAGGATTTACTGTAACTGAACCACTTGCAAGAAGATTTGAAATTTCAGGAGAGAGTGTATAGTCTAGGGTGTATATGCCTGTTGAAGTATTCCCAACAACATTTGATACATTTATTCCACCCGTTAATCCATAAGAGCGAGACACAAAAGATGGACGCAATTCATTGTTTTCATAATCAACACTTGCGGCAAACATCGGATCGGTATTGTCTGCAACTGCATGACCCTTAAACTGATCAACAAGAATACCACGCTTAGGCATTTCAACATCATCGGTGTCCCGAATGCTCTTTGCCTTTGCCTCTTGCTCAAGAAGATTTAGTGTGGTGTAGTATTCAACGGCTTCAATTCGTTTTTCCAATGCACCAATATCTCGCATGGTATAACGCTTATTTTCAACATAACGAACAGAAGCATCATTGCTATCAAATGTATAAGGATTTACACGAACACTATACAGGGACATTGCATTTGGATCATCCGCAGGAACATCGGCATCCAATGAAGGAATTCCCGAAATGACTGTAAACCTACGATCACGAGTTAATGCAATCTTATCTGTTCTTGGCAAGAAATGCGTATATGTCCAATCAGTTGAGTTTGCTGCGGTGTTTGCAGGAACCCATGTTGTTGGAATAATGTCTCCCGTCAAACTACGATCAGGACGGAAATCAATACAGTCGCGAAGATTGTATTGAAGTGCATTCGTTCTGCTTGTATATGTTGGGATATTTTCATAATCGGGATATGACTGTGCCGTATACGGCCCAAGCCCAGACAGACCCGTACTGTGTGTATAGTATTTGAATGTTGCCGAATATGGGCCTGTAACTCCTACTGTACCAGGAACCAAGGTAACTCTAGCCCAATCATAATGGGCATCGCGCTGACCCGTATCAAAATCAAAATAGGGTAATAGATTAATTCCCGAACTTGCTCCCATTGACCCCGTAAGCGACAGCAACTGATCGACATCAGTATATCCATTGAGATACAAGGTATCTGCTGTGCTGCCTCTACCATCGCCTGTGAGGTCTCTGCCAAATGCTCCCGTAAGAGACTGACTTATCGTAGATAGTGTCTTTGTTCTTCGGAAGTTGGTCATGGAGGTATTATTATTTGCAAACTTCTGTGTTGCAATTGCATTTAATTTCTTGCCACTGGCTGTTCCTGTCACAGTAACTGATAGTTGATTTGCAGCAATACCCCGTGCAGCAGTTCCTCCCATGGGTTTTCCATCTTGATCAAAAACAAGAATGTCGGCATTTGGCAAAGTAACAATCGCGTTGTTAGGAAGAGGAAATTCCATCCCAACACTATCATATGAACTAATATTAAATGCATGGGTAGATGCACTTGCAGTTGTCTTTGCATATGAAACGATTGCATAATTACCATATGTAAATGCAGTCACTCCCGATCCTTCGGGAATTGGATATAAAAGAGATCCCTGACTCTGTCCTTCAAGAGTGGCACTACCACCTGTAATCGCAAACAAATGGCTTGTGGTCGATACCTTGCCATTCATAAACACACGAGTAACATCTGAAAATGCTCCACCTGTCAAACTGATATCGTATATCGATAGATTGTAAATGGTTCCATCATAAGGTTCAACTCCGCGAATTCTTGCTGTGCCAATTCCAACACATGCAGCACCACTCGCACCCTTAGAAAGTGTCACTGTAGGATGTGTTGCAAGATCTGCGGTAGTTCCAAATGAATCTGGAATTCCTGAAAATACTACCTTTGTATATGGGCCAATAGATCTGTTAAAATCTCTAGTAATAGTTCTTTCATGAGATGCTCCACGGGCACATGGAATATTGAGTTTGGTCTTTCCCTGTGTTTCAAATTCATAGCCAAATACATATGCCTTACCAGGAGACAACTCTGCTTTCAATACACTAGTTCCACCCACTGCGGTTGGGCCTTTAAGAACCAATTCAAACGGAGTTACTGTATAGTTTCCCGATTCGTCATATGTTCGCCGCGCAAGAGTATCTTCAAGCATTGCATAGTCGGGATACTTCTCAACTTTAACAATGTCGCCGTCAACCACGCGCATAAATTCAATGAATCCGACTCTAGAGAAATTGTCCACTGCCGTTGTATCAGTTGCTGTGAACCCCTTCTGTGATGCAGTAAGTTCAATCATGAACCGATCTGAACCAGGAGCGGCATAATTGTAGAATCCAAATGCAGGATCGTTCAGTGATGTATCGTCAGTAGAGGTGACAAATGACTTGTCAACATCAAACCCAATTCTTGTGGTTGGGTTGTTATAGTTACGAATTTTATTTCCAGCGGATCCTGTGAGGGTATATGCACCAATTGATTGGGCATCATTGAGAACAAAATATCCCTCGACAAATCGAACGCCACGATCAACCGATGCAACAAGTGCATCACCAAGAACATATCCATTTGGCCCTGTTACGGAAGCAGTTATTCCTGTACCGTTTGCTGCTGTGGCAGAAAGAATATTATTGATTCCAAAAGTTGCGCCACCCTCAGTGTATTCAAAGAAAAGAACACTTGTATTTGATTCACTACTATTCTCAAATACTCCTTCAGCATGAACAACACGAGCACTAGCCTTACCCGATGATCCAATGACCGTTCCAATAAAATCAGAGTATCCAACCGAAGATCCAAGGTTAACCTTGACATATTTTACACGATTTTCACTGATCTGCCCATCAAGAACAATGCTGCCTTCTTCAAATATATGAGAACCAAGACGCTCGACTTGGTTCTGTAGAAGTGTCTGTATCTGTGTCAGTTCTCGTGCCTGAACACCATATCCAGGACGGAACATGAGACGAAGAAACTTCTTGTCCTCGCTAAAATCGTCATAGTAAGGATCTACATTAAACAGACTTGGGTCGTATGATGGCATTTATTTCTACCTTAATAGTCAATGACTATTTTGATTTCTTCCTTTTGTTCAAAACCGCGCTGAATCGGCTTCATATTCTGTATGTATAGGATATCTCCCGATCTATATTTAAGTTCACCTGTGTGAAGAACTGTTGTCACACTTGCAACCCCATCACTATAGTTCGATGTCATTCCCGCAACAATATTTCCCTGCGTTCCCGAAACTCGGAGTGTTCCTGTTGTGCCTGAAGCACCCACACTCCAATCCATAACATAACCATTTGCTGAGTTTGTTGTTCCTGTTCCACCAAATACCTGATAGTTATCCTCAAAGAATGAAGCAGAATCAAATTGATTTGAACCATCCCATGCCATAAGAAGCGAGGTGGTTTGATCATATGCATCAACTCCATCCTGAACAAGGCTGTCTATTGCTACAATTTCACCAATTCCACTTAATCCTCTTTCCGAGAATCCCGAATACATTTGATCTGTTTGGTTGATTCGCTCGCCATACTTGAACTCGCCTTGAACATTTTCCAAATAAAGGTATCCCGACAGATTAGAACCCAATTGAGGTTTCCAATCATATATGTCTGCGGTTGCTCTTGATGGAGGAGTTGAAGTTGCATAATTGCCAATTCCATGAGCAATATATCCCTCAACGAAATCGTTTCCCCCACCCGTAAATGTAGTATCGGTTGGAGCAAGTTTGAGTTTAAGGAGTCTCCTAGATTCCGATCCCGCAAGGGTTCGTTCATCAACAGTCATGATCTTCAGCCCACTGACTGTGCCATTATATTCAAATTGACCATTCTTAATATTGGTCAATACTAACTGATTGGTTCCACTATGCCCCGAAACTCCCACAACCCATGAAACAACTTTGCCATATGCACCATCAAATCCTGCGGTTGCTTGTTGAGCAGCAGTAGATCCGACATTAAAGGTTCCCGTAAGACCTGGCTGAAAGAACCGAAGCCGAACTTGCTTTTCTGCAAGAAGTGGATTGAGAAGAAGTGCAAATTGCCGATATTCATTTTCGGTACTTACAGCCCCGCCTTCGTTTCTTGAATATTCCTTGGAGATCATGATTGAAGATGCGCCAAGTTCTTTAACAGGATTTGATCCATGCCCACCTGGTGGAGACATGATAGGCGTTGCCAAGTCTTCAAGATTTACCTTGTTGGTAGGAACAAAAAGCCCTTCAACAAAATTAAGAGAGGCAAAGGTGTAGTTTTTTCCACCATCAACCAACTCAATCGAATCAATCATTTTTGTTATTTCAAAAAATTCAGTGCATGATGTAACTCCACTCGTTGCTGTCGCTCCAAATCGAATTGAAACTTCAGCCGATGTGGAATATGGATTTCCACTATTGAGATATGAGGTGCCATCGCCAACTACTTGAATATTCGGAACAATTGAAAATTCGCTCGCATTTGCTCCACCTGAAATACTACTAGAGAAGGGGTAGTTGACATTAACAAATGCAGAATTTCCACCACCACTTGGAACAAAATTAGTAATGACTCTTCTCTGACCTAATCCCTGCCCACTATCAATAGACAGAACCATGTCGGTATAATAATCTGCCTGTAAGAACAGGTAAGGCGATGAAAGAGTAATTCCTGTAGCACTCAATCCAACATCGGCAACAACCGTATTGTCTATATTTGGAAAAACACATTTCTTTGAAACAACAAAGGGCTGAACATCAGGATTAATCTTGATATATGAGATCTCGCCATCGACAGCAGATTCTTGAGTAGTCCACTGTAGGATTCGCTCATCACTTGTTCGCAGGTATTCAATATACTCAACGGGCATATATCCAATGCTATCACCCTTAGTTTTTGTCAAGAACTTACGCTTTGATTCTGGAATCTGATACAAGAACTTCCAACGATAGTTGTCTCCAAGTTTTCTGATACGAGTATCTGTATGGGTTGGGGCAACCATAGAAGGAGAATTATTATTGTTATCGATGCACTTATAGACTCTTTCCTCATCCACTAAAGCATAGAATGGTGCGGGATCAAAGTCATCAAAGAGATCCAAATCGTCTCGATATGAAGTATAGATTACTCCTGCCGACCAATCGTATCGTCTCACAACAAGCGATACATCAGCACTGTCAATTCTTTTATGTGCAAATGCAGATTTCCAAAAATCCGTATCATCCTTGACACTATCCACACTTCGAGGGGGATTTGTATCATCCGTCCACGATTGTATTTTTCCAATAGATAAGAAAAGATTGTTTTCATCAACATCTCCGTAGATTCCAAGAAGGGCATCTGCGGCTATGCGTTTGTGGTTTTGTCGAAATGGGTCACAGGATCCTGGCATTGCTTTGTATTTAGACTACTTCCGTGAGTGGGTTGGCTATGAATGTATATGCAAAAAGTACAATCGCCTGTGTTCCAGGTATGAGCCTGTCCTGCTCGTCATACATTTCGAGTTTCAGTGTATGCCTCCCATCAGCAACATTGCTCAGAGAAACTCTTCTCGTATTAATTCCTGTTGTAACCTTAAGACGATTATCTAAGAAAATCTTAATGGTTTTTGCATTAAATATAGACAAATTTGCTTCATTTAAAACATCAAACGATACAGTGAGGGTTCGGAAGAATGGCAAATCCTCGGTATTTGTTCCGACAGGAACTGTTGGATTGTTTGCAATTGAACCCGATATTGGACTAATGACACTAAAAGTTGGTAGTGCGGGGTTTACAATCGATTCGCTTCGGCAGTCAAATTCCTGCCCCTGTGGCATATTAAAGAATGCCCGTGTGGTGATTTTACGGAATTCACTCTTTTCATCATATTCGAGAAGTGCATATTTAAAATCATCTGGTTCGGTGTAGAGGGGAGGAGTTGGGGTTATAGTTGACCGCAAATCGGCTTCCCAATCACGCATAGCAGTTAGTCCGTTTTCTTTCCGATATGACCACTCATCCCATCCTCCGTCAACATTGACGAAGTCCTCAAGTTG